GTCATGTCGTTTATTAGAGTTTACGTTTGTCTCTCTCAACAAGTCAGCGTAATCGACAAGTACAATGTCTGGTTTAAATCCTTGCATTGTGCACTTTTCTAGGTGTGCTGTCAAAGTACCTACTGTTGCTGTCTTGGTTGGATAGTACTTAATGATAAGGTTGCCTTTCAGCTTACCAACAGATTCCTTAACTTCATCAATATGAAACTTCAAGTCTTGTGATGGAATGTTGGTGTAGTACGAGTCAAATCGTGATCCTACATAACCTTCTGCCAACTCCATTGTGTAGTAGATGACATTCATTCCTCTCTCTACTGCAGCTGCTGCAATACTAACTAAGGCCATTGACTTACCAATACCAGCAGGAGCTACAAATACTCCCAACTCACCCATACCTAATCCACCATCCATAATTTCGTTAATTACTTCCCATGGAGTTTCTACTGGGTGACGTACGTTAGCTTCGTATCGAGCATCTACACTCTCATTGTATTCGTGACCAATGTTACGATCACTACCAGCCTTCATTGCATTATCAATGTTGGCTTTAATCTCGTCATACTTACCACCCTTCAACAATTCAACACTCTCTAAGATGGCATTCTTTAGTTTTTGATTCTTGCAAAAGTTAAGGAACTGATCCTTAATGAATTGCACATCATCAGCGTCTAAGTAGTTCATAATGTCTTTCAACTGCATAATCACAGCAGCCTTCAGCACATCCACTTCGATAGACTCTACATTAACTTTAAGCGCATCTAGAGTTGGTGTTGTCTTGTATTGTTTGTGGTAGTCTAAGATGGTCTTAGCTATCCACTGTGAGGCATCAGAACTCATATAGTCTGGTTCAAGTAAGTCGCTTATCTGTTGAAGAAACGGCTTATCTTTCATTAGGACTGCCAAGACTTTCGCTTGGAAGCTTGTTCCATATTTTTGTATTGTATCTGAACTCATAAGGGTAATATAGGTAAAAATTAATGAGTTTGCAAAGCAAAGCCATCTAACTTTTGAAACACTTCACGTAACCACATATCCGGATTCTTGATAGCTGCACTCATTCTGTCTTCCATAAGCATTTTATGAAAGTGGATCTTATTGCATCTTGGGACTGGTTGCTCTAAAGCATCAATGATTCGCATCTTAACTGTCATGTTAATGTTGCTCTCTGAGAGCTGCATTAGCTGAACATTTCTGTTTATCAAGTCCTCAGATGCTAAGAACTTTTGGTAGATTTTCACTTTAGCTGGTTGGGTGGCTGCAAAGTCCATTAGCTCCTTTAGAGTTATCTCTCTATCCTCTGTTAGAAGGTTAAATTTGCTATGAACTGTCTTATCACCAATTCCATCCACTCCACCAATGTTATCGCTTTTATCACCGAGTAAAGCGCGGTAAAGAGCAAAATTACGTGGGTAGATCCCAAACTCAGTGTGAACATCCTCCGTATAATAGAATTTCTTCTTGGTAGGGCTCCAAATATGGATTCTTTCATCCACTAACTGATAGAAGTCCTTATCCGAAGACATAATGAACACTTGACTATCCTTCTTTTGTGATAGGTAGTCGTTAGCGATATAAGCAATTACGTCATCTGCTTCTGTTGCTTCTGCAGTGATAACAGTGACTGGTAAGTGTGCTAAGTACTCAATCATTCGTATTAGTTGTGCAAGTTGGTTGTCTTGCTTATCAACAACTTCCGATCTATTCAATCGAATCTTGAACTTTCTATTTGCTTTGTATTCTGGATAGACTTGTCTTCGTTTAGCTGAACCATTCTTACCATCAAACGTCATAACCACTCTTGTAGGGTTAATGTTCTTGATAGCGTGTCCAATGCTAAGTAGTGTGCCTGAGATACCACCGACGTGCTCTCCGTCGCTATTAGTAACAGGGCTTGCTGCATACGAACGGATGAACGTATTCAAACCATCAATAATCAACACCCTAGAATTAAGGTGCTGATCGTCTTGTGGTCCTCTTGTTCGTAGTTCGTTTAGTAGAGCTAAGTAATTAGTCTGCGAGCTCATCGCCGTCAATTGTTACACTGTCTGGGTCGATGTCATTGTCTCCCTTGTACTTCATAATAAAGATATCACATATCTTCTTATACGAGTAGTCGTAAAGATCCTTGTTCGTAGCCAAAAGCTCTTTCCACTCCTTAGACATGAAGCGATGGACTTCTCCAGTCTCTTCATTAACTAAGGTGTAATAAGCTCCTGATGTACTAACAACTCCATAGTCCTTCATTATAGCTAACCAACTATTCTGATCATCAATTCCAGAATTGAAATAGATATCGAATGTAGCTTTCTTAAATGGAGGTCCCATCCTGTTCTTGATAACTTGAGCTTCGGTTTGTACACCAATGATCTGTTCAGTTTTACCTGCACCACTCTTTAGTTTACCAACTCCCTTTAGTCTTACTCTGCAACTTGCATGGAATCCTAAAGCCTTACCACCAGAGGTAGTGTACTTGTCTCCAAACATTACACCCATCTTCTCACGAAGTTGAGATGCACATAGTAGTAAAACTCGCTGCTTTCCAATCACATTAGTGATCTTGCGCATAGCTTTCGACATAACAATAGCCTTTGCTGTTGCCCATCCATCCTTATCGTAGTCTGCATCCTGCTCAATCTTAGTTGTAGCTGCCGATACAGAGTCGATAACAATTGATACCAATCTGTCCTTAGAACTTTTACGAACTGTTTCGATAATGCTCTCAACCGCTTCAAAGATATCCTCAATTGTTTCCAATGGGATATAAAGCATGTTGTTCACGTCTACTCCAATAGCCTTTAAGAACTCTTCGCTCAAAGCATTCTCAGTGTCAATGTACACAGCCAATCCACCTTTCTTTTGTGTATTAGCTAATACGTGTGCCATGATTAAGCTTTTTCCTGAAGCCTCCATACCTTGCAACTCTACAATACGACCTACTGGAAATCCTCCGTTAGGTCTGTTAGAGATAGCCAAGTCTAACAAAGTGGATCCTGTTCCGACCCACTCTGTTAAATCAGTTGGAGTTTCCTCTTGCCCATTCAGAAAATGAGCAGCTTTGAAGTCTTTAAACTTTTTGTTGAGACTGTCTGCGAGCAATGATGCAAGCTCGTCTCTTCCGGAAATCTCATCCGGTGTTACTGACTTCTTTGCCATAAGGATTAAGAGTTAAAAAGTTCGTCGAATGCTGAGTTAATGTCCTCTACCTTAGTAGCAGTAGCTGCTGACTTGATTTGAGACTCTCCTTTAGTAGCTCCTGGTGCATCTGCATTAGTGTCTGGGTTTAACCACTTCTCTAATGCTGAAGCCATTTCTTCGTAGCTCAACTCAGTATACAACTCAGTGATTTGCTTTTGACCATTTACGATCAAAGAAGCGATTTCCTTGTCAGTTGTAGCTGGAGTCTGGTTAGGTTTAGGTCTAACTGTGTAGCTTGGGAAAGCACCTTCTTTCTCTGCAGCAACGTGTTCCAATGTAACGTCACGTCCATTCATAATGTCAGTGATGTCACCGTAGTCTGGGTCAGCAATTACTCCTAGAAGCTCTTGGTAGATTTGTTTACCGAAGCTCCAGAAGCGTACTCCTTTCTCCTCTTCTCCACGAATAATTACAGGAACGTAGCAACGGAACTTTGGTTCAATCTTCTTACCTAACTTCCAATCATCCTTGTTACCAGAACGCTTTAACTTTTCAGCAAACTCAACAATTGGGTCAGGACGTCCAAATGAGGTTGGCGATACCATAGTACGCTTTCCAATCTCATAGTGGAAGAACATTTCAATGAATGGGTTACTTTTATCGAACGCATAAGGAACGATACGGATTTGACTTTTTCCTACTGGTGGTTTCCAAAGAAACTCGGATACTCCTGATCCTCCACCGGAATTAGCATTTTTTTGCATCTCTTGGAGACGACTTTTAATTGCATCTAAATTGATTGCCATATTATAACTTGTTTGTTTATTTCTATAAATATACGAATCTTTTATGGATTAGACAACTCTTTTATCAGAATTGTTTTGTATCCATCTGCTCCCTGCGATAATAGCATGCAGTCTTTATAGTCGTTCCAGTTGATCATGTACGACTTGTC